GGAAGGAATCTCTACCTTCTTTAAAATAGTTATTCCAAGCTATAAATTTAAATTTATTGTCTGAGGGGTCATATAAGGGGACACACCAATTTGGTTGATAAGTATTGCCACTTAAACCAAATTCATTTCCATTTATTTCAATATCACCTAATTTTTTACATAAAAATTTATAGTCTCCTATATAATTTCTCATAACCATTTCAGGTGCAATATTACCAAATCTATATAAAGAATATAAACAAAACTCTTCATCAAAACCTTCACTTCCAAAAATTTTTAAAGCTTTATCAGTTCTAAAAGAAAAAGTAAAACCTAGAAAAAAATCATCTTGGTTACCACTTCTTGTATAAAAAATGTAATCATATTCATCTAATGAATTACTATTTTCAAATAAAAAAGAATCGTCATTTATTATAGCATCATATTCAAGATGGTGAATTTTTTTATAGTTCATAGTTTTAGCTAAACCTAAACCTAAATTTATAAGTCTAAATATAGCTAATATATAAGTTCCTTTTCCAACAAAAGTACTAAGAATTTTAAAATTAGTAAAAGGAATCCCCCAAGAACTACTTAAATATTTAAAGTCATTTAAAATAGGATTTTCTTTATCAAAAATAGTATAATTTACCTTTTCTGTAATTTCTAAAGGAATATGAGTATGGCTAGAAATTAAGATATCGTATCTATCTTTAAACGGTTGTAAAGAATTAACTAAATTTTGTAATTTATCTTTTCGTTTTTGATCAGGACAATGTGCTGTAACAAGAATTAATTCTTTCATAGGTTTAATTTTTTAGCAGGAACACCTACATAAATCCCAGATTCTTCTATATGTTTTACTACGCATGAATTCATACCGATGGTAGATAAACTATGAATTAGAAGTTTTTCTTTAATAGCTGAGTTAGTACCCATGTAAACATAATCATATATTTTTACGTTACCTGAAACTATTGCCCCGGGCATTGCACTAAAATAATCCCCTATTTCACAATCGTGACCAATATGGTTGCTACGGTTTAATAGAGCATGTTTACCTATTTTAATATTAGTTGTTAAAATAGAATTAGCGCCAATAAAACTACCTTCACCCATTTCAATATTATCATCCATAATTTGAACCGAGGGGTGGATAAAGGTAAAATATTGGGTTTCTTTAGGTAAACGTTGAACTATATCAAAACGATCTTTAGAATCAGCTACAGCAACCATCATCATATACTCCTCAGGGTTAAATTCTGAGATTGGTTTAGCTACATCATTAGCATATTGATCATCTACAAAAAATGTAACTTTTTGATCAATTTGACATGCTGCTTCTCGGGCATGCCCTCCGTAACCAAATAATGCTAATTTCATTCTAAAATTACTTTAACTAAATTATCTATTTGAGTTTTAAATTCACTATAGGGTCCCGCACAATGGCAATCAATAAAATTATCAATATTAATAGAACCATTTAAATCAAGCTTCCATAATCCAGTTTGGTTAAAATTGTGTTTTTCAATTCTATTTGGTGTAAAAAAATTAGAACTGATTCCTCGTTTAATTCTATTAACTTTAATATCAGTTTTATTTACTAATGTACCAAAATAAATTTCATCAGTATCCCACCCTTTATTTAAACTTAATAACCTATTATGATATTCAGTAAAACTAACATTAGTATCTAAAATTTTATTAAAGATTTTTCCGGTTGCAGCAATATAGCAAATGGGATATCTATCGGGTCCTGAATATATACCAACACATTCGGGTCTCTTTGGGTCGTATGCATCAGAATTTAATATGGTTACAGAATTTATATCAATCAAATCATTTTTTAAATAATTTTTATTAAAAAGTAACATGTCAATATCGTTCGTTAAACAAATATCATTCATAAAAAATTTAGTACCATACATTCTGAATATTTGGGCTTCAAAACCCGAATTATCACTAATTTGTTTTACTTTTTTTACTAAACCAAAATCATCCCAATAAAAGTCACTATCTTCGTCACATATATGAAATAAAACAGGTGTTATTTTTAATTTTTTTGAACAAATCAAAGAGTTTACTTCCCAAAATTCAATATAATTTGGGTTAGAGTTAGAAGAAAAAATTATTTTATCAATGTTGCTTTCAGAAATTTCAACTAATGTGTTTTCATCTGTTTGTTCAATAATTTTATAACCTCTGTTTTTTAGGAGATTTAGGGTTTCAACTATTATATCATTTGAAGTTAATGCATTTGTTTCAAATTTTATTCTTTTTGGTAAAATATTAGTAGTTGAGTTTAAAATACTTTTTATAATAACTGAGTCATGTCCCTCTGTGTCTATTTTAACATAATCTACACCTATAATATTTTTTGTACGAATTAGTGTATCCCAAGTTAAAACATTAATTTTCTTTTTTTGATATAAATCAACTAGCTTGAATTCGTTTAATATCTGTAAAGCAGATGGATGTGGTTCTAATATAGAATTACACCCTCTTAACCAATTAGGTAAATTAAATTTTTCAATGTCCCCAGGAGTAATATAAAAGACATCGCATTCACCATCAAAGTCACTAATAGCGATATTAAGTTTTATATTATTATCTTTATTAGGTAATCTGTCTAAATAAATAGATAAAGGATCAATACTTATACCTGTTAAATCGGTTGATTGTAATAATGTATCGAAATCTGAAGTTCCTATTTCAATGTAATCTAAATACATACAATTATTGTTGGTATACTTTAAATTTAGATAAATCTGGATATGGTAAGGTTAGGTCTTCATTATGTTTTTTGGTTCCATCCATATTATAAAATTGACCCATAAGAAGTAAACCACGTGCTGCTAATTCAGGCATCATATAAAAATTCCAACCTAACATATCGAGATTATCGTCATGATATGAACACTCGCGTCTACCTGAGTATCTTGCGCGTTTAAACCAATGGTAAGCTGCTAAACTATCAGTTAGAATAGCACCACCTTTAGATAATTTAAAATGTTTATAGGGACCTGTGAAGGAAATACACATATGTGAGTTTGGTTTGTACATATCTGCTGTAAAAGATAGAGCAGAATCCCAAACATTAGAACCTTTTAACTCGTAGGCGCCTGTAATAGTATTTCCTTTTTGAATATCCCAATCTACTTTTAACCCAGCATGAATAATTTCACATGGGACTGAGGGGTAGGTTCTATTAGGGATGGTTATAGTATCAGTTGTAATACTTTTTTTTATGTTTTTTTCGTAATATAAAGCTAAAAATAAAGCATTAGACATATTATCTAATGTTACTGCGTATTTAGCCCCAGTATATTGAGCAATTTTTTCTTCAAACTCATTAGTTATATCATAAACGTTTTTCATAGTTTTTTCTTTATAACAGAAGTAATAGACCTAATTTGATAATTATTATCGGTTTTAAATCCATATTTATAAGTACATGTTGGGTTAGCTCTATCAAAAATAGAAACATAATCTACTTCATTATTTATATAGTTTAAATTAGGTTCATCAATCCATAAACTAGCAAAAGGTCTTTGGTTAAGAAATTGAATTGTGTTGTTGTTTTTCTTTACTTGGGTTGTTGTATACCCATATAAATCAGCGCCTACTGAAAAATAGCTAGTGCACATATCTTCAATTATATAAATCCCCCCAGGTTTTAGTAATTGAAAAAATTTACCAAAAGTCATTTGTTGGTGACCTATATCATGAGATCCATCATCTAAAATAATGTCAAATTGTAAATTATTAGATTTACATTCATCTACAAAATTTTGTAGTTGAGAAAAATTACTTTGATCTAATATTTTAGAAGTTATTCTTTCTTCATTATATTCAGTTTTATCATGAATGTCTAAACCTAAAATTTCTGCATTAGGAAAATAAGACTTAAAAGCTTTAGTAGAACTTCCATTAAAAACTCCGATTTCACAGATATTAGTAACTTTTTCTTTTATAGGAAAAAACCAATTTTCATACCAACTTGCATAATGATTACTATCAGATATAGAATCTCCTTTATCTGAATCATATAAATTACAATAATAATTAAAATTTTTCATTTCCACTTATTTTTCATAACTAATTGGGCTATAATCCCGTAATTAGAAATGTCTATAAAACTATCAATCATTGCTTCTCCCTTAACGTAATTTTTTCCATTACGTTGGAGTAGATTTTTTAAACGATTAATTTTATCATTGCAACGAAGCCAGATACCTGTAATAGATAGACTAATGTCTTCTTCTTTTTCTAAGGTAGAACCTAAAGAAATATTTGAAAGACCATAGTCCATCATTTTACTAGCAAACAATTCATATTGTTCTTTTTGAATCTGTTGAAATTCATATGCTAATTCAGGGTATGTTTTTTCGAAATCCGTAATTGCTTTTAGATTACCGTAACCTATTTGTTCTTCCATTTAGAGAGTTTTTACTAATTTATCTTGTTCTTTTTGATCGATTCCCATTTGCCATAAAATATGTCGAACGCCAGGTTCTCGAATTATATCAATGTAGTGGTCGGCTTCGCCTAAACTACATTCATAATATTTTGCTACGTATTCTGCTATACTTTGTGGTCTTTGTTTCTTACTAGGTTTGATATATTTTAACCAAACTTTTTTCTTTGGGATCATTTCTCTGTAAATGGTATAAATTTGTTTTTTATTCTGTGGATTTATCTTTTGAACATAATTTACAATGTCTATGTAATTTATATCCATCGATAAATATCTATGAACCATGTAAGAATTGAATGAGTCCCATGACTCTTCGCTGAAATCGGTAGGAAGAGTTTTTTTAACTGTTATTTCCTCCAGCCAATCAAATAGCGTCCGGGTAGTCGTCTTTGATGTCACCTGGTAGAGTTTCTTTTAAAATACGACCTGTTTTAACATCGTAAAATACTGGAATAGGGATAAGAGCATCTTTATCAGTACCTACAGCAAAACGAGATGCTTTACGAAGAATAATACCTTCAGCTACTACGTAGTTACCGTCTGGGGTTTCTACTTTTTCTGTGTTTTTAAGGTCGATGTTTAGTTTAGGGGTTTGTTGATCCATTTTTTCTTTGTTCTAGATAATCTATTATAAAACCAATCGCTACAATTAAATTCATACCTACACTAGCGATTATTTCGTGTAGGTCTTGGTAGATATTTACACTTAAGTGTACGTGTCCAACCATCCAGAAAGGTATAGAAAGATTTTGGCTAATCCAAATTACAGTATACTTAAGAAAGTGTTTCATACTCTACGTCTTCTATTTCTCTTACAAAATATATGACTCCTTCTTTTTTAAAGGTATGACTACAATGCCAAAGTTGTCTTAGAATATCTAAATCCCATTCTTTGTCTTCTCTTAAAATTCTAACTACTTTAAATAATTTATCATTAGTAGTTATAACCTGGTAGTTCATAGCACTTGTATAATTTGGGCTATACAAGCCATCATGTTTATTTCTTTATCGATCCTAAAATTAGCTTGGTACGAATGTTCATTAATGTATATCGTAACCAATCCTTCGGACTGAGGAGCATAAGTAGAAACATTATCGTAAAGCGCTTTAAATAATTCATCATAATCATTAATATTG